ATTTTTCCTTGTGTAATGTACCATTTTAGTGATGGATGGAAAAGCTAAAGGGCACAATCTTTTCCCAGGAGCAACTCTTTCACCAAAAGATCTTTTAAGGAAAGTTACTTCCTCGATTGGTTTCAATTTGAATTCTGTGGAGACTTTATCTGCGGGAGTGATATTCATACCAAGAGATATGGAGATGGGCTTGATGTTCGTTCCATTGAACCACGGTGCGTCACGGACAGTTTTGACCAAATCATCTCCATAGAGAATCATTCGAACACACCTTCCGAATTCACTCAAATTCATTTTCTTGATATCATGCAATCGAGCTAAAATTAACCAACAATAGAACATTTTCATTTCATGGACATCTGTGTTGATTTCTGCTGTTATAGCACAACCACTTTTGTTTCCTCCTTCTGTTTGGAAAATTCCGTCTCCAATTTGAACATAAGCATATGCTAGTTGTTCCATCAACTTGACTCTCTTCCATCGATTTTCAGGACCATCATCTGCCCAATTTGAAACTCGGTGAGCATATCGAATAAACCAGTCTGGGGATAGAGTTCTATCCCAATCAGCATAATCGAAGTCTTCCGCTTCATTGGAATATTCAGCCAGGTGTTGGTATAACGAATCCCAGTGTTCATACGGGTTTATTCCAACACAACTGGAAATTGAACCTGCCATTGCATGTTGAACTCCTACATATGCACCAAAGAATTCTCTCAATTTGAGATTAAACTCCATGGGCAATACAATGAATGATCGAGTTTTTCCTTTCAAGATTTTCTCTTTTGGTCTCAATTCATCTTTTAAACATGCATATCCCAATATGTTAGCATTGAAATCATAATTATCAAAGGCTTCTTCCAGTTTTGGTACCATTATTCGATTGGGAACGTCTCCTGTGATAAAATCACGTTTTCCTTTCAACTTGGCTTCATGAACCATGGGAGTCCAGGTGCTGTTGTGATGTCCAGTGGTTTGACATTTAACTCTTCACTTCCATTTAGAACTTCACTCTTTGTTAGTAGACGTCTGTTTCCAACTCTAACAACATGATCTTCAAAACTGAGTTCGTCTACTACTTGTTGAGAAATGTGAGGATCTAAATGGGCATACTCTCTGTCATATCCACTCATTGATTTCTTCAAGACATCATCACAAGGCTCTTCCATTCTGGGATCTTTTGCATATAACACTGATGGCAAATAATTGGTGGCAAACATTGCAGTGAAATATGTGGATAACATTGATGGTTTAAAACTTGTTTTTCCATTTTGGTTCAGAATTTTTGTGGCTTTTCCAATTTGTTTCAATCCAGTTGCTTCACAAGGGGTTTCGATAGCAATTTCATCTGGTAAATGATCTCGAGTAATATGTTCGAATTGAGTGTCAGTTAAATTCTGACTGACTTGCACTCCAACAATTCGATTTATACCGGGGATAACCATAATACTACCTGAGTTTCCCTTTCCAAGTTGTTTTGGCACTTTAAGACCTCCATTGTGGATTATCTCCTCACCATTCACATTTTTATATCCAAATGGGCCTGTGGCTCGAGCAACATGTTTGGAAATGACGAAAGATCTCAAAACTTCCACTTCTTGAGATTCTTTTGGGACATACTGGATAAATTGATGTCTTGAATCGGGGGCCATTGGAATCTCTACATTCTGGAAGTGATAAACGGCCAAATCAGATCCTTTTGACACTTTGATCAAATTTTTAGGATCAAATTTCTCGGAATACACCTTCCCATTGGTAAAGGAAACTTTGACATCATCACCAATTTTGCATAGGG